TGATTTTTGGCAAATATGGAATAACTTAATGGGTCTTCCGAATGACCTAGTAAAATCTTTAGATTCCATTGCTAAATCAAATCAGAAAACATCAAATGAATTTTTTGCTAGAATCATTGATACTATTGCGCATAATTCTCCCGACTATACAAGAATGAGAGGATGGTTAAGAGATTGGTATGCATCTCATAGAACCATCTCTACATTTCAACAAAATATTTCAGATGTTTATGAATTACCGAATGATCAGCTGGATGATTTATTTCAAAGTTTTGGTTATGATCTTTCAACTTCAATTAAGGATCCAATATCTAATGAATCTCTATTAATTAAAGTTAATTTCTTTTTAGATCTGGTGAACCTTTATAAGAAGAAAGGAACACCACAAGCTATGGTTGATGTTCTTCAATATTATGGAGTCAATGAACTTGATATTTATGAATTTGATTTACAGTTTGATGATCGACCAAATAAAGATCCAGAAGATTTAATGTTTAAGGGAACAATTGTTGCTGGAACAACCGGTGATACTTCTCCTTTATATCTTCCATATGATCTTCTTACAGAGGGAGATCCTCATTGGTTACAAAGAGAAGCAGATATTAGACAGTTGTATGAATTAACTAATATCAACTTCCCATCTCGTTCTCCATATTTTGCTATTAAACCTTTATTTGATGAAAGAAGTCTTTATGGAAGTGTATCCATTCTTGTAAGAAGAGTTCAGGATCAATATTTTGATTGGCAGGCAAGTGGCACTGCACCTGTAGAAGATGCTGTAGCATCTATAACTGGAGATCAGGTTTCGTTACTTGCTCTTTATCTATCATGTATTTATATCTTCAATCAAGAGTTTTCAGTTGGAACTAATGGTAAGAGTTTTTATTGTTATGATGGTACCAGTACTACTACTTCAATAATTTTAGATGAGTTTGATTATTATAATAAATTCAAACCTGCTAGTAGAGCTGACCAAAGAGTAAAACTTAGAGAGTTTTATGATCTATTCTCAAGAGTTACTCCAAGAAACTTTTTACAGAATACAACTGATGCAGGAGATATTTTAGCTGTACTTGATCCAGGGTTTAAAGCCAATTTAGATACACTCGCTTCTTCCAGGGTGTTAATACTATGTAGTTTGTTGAATGACCTTGGTGAATGGGTACGTTCTAATATTAGTTATGGATTTATGAATCTGGGTTATCTTCTTTGTGGTTTCGCCGCTTTTGAGTCAGCAATAGGAGATGTTGTTAATTTCTGGAAACCTTATCGAGCTAGATTGATTCCATTAGAGATGTTAGAGTTTAGAAGTCGATTGACTGAAAGTATTATAATCGAAGACGAACTTGATACAATTGATGTTGAACTTAGTTATCATGATTTTCTAACAGGTGATAGTTCTCCATGTTGCGGTCAGGATGCTACAGCATGTTTTGATGCTACAACTGCACCCCAATTTTATTCTAGAGAATATTACGATTGTGGTTCATATCACGACCTTGGCGCAGTAACAGATATGCCAAGAGAGTTAGAGATTGACATCCATGATAACATCTATGATGGTCTTAATTGTGTTCCTGCTGATCTAGATAGTACAGCAATTGTAACCTCGGAAGTACTCACTGATACAACATCAACATATTTTCTTGATACTACATCCGGTGATACGTTAGTAGAACTATCTACTTATTATCAATCAGGTGGTTTCGCTGATTTTGATTCGGGTGGTACGTTCGATTGTACACATGGATTCGATCTAGTTGAGATTGAAATGATACAAAGAACCATTCCTACGTATCTATTACTTGAAGATGGTGGTAAGATAACTCTTGAAGATGGTAGCGGAAGTCTACTTAAAGAAAAAGGAGATTTCGCTTAAGATTCCCTCCGAAGTGTATTCAGTTTAAATCCAACAGTTTAACTCGAGACAATAACTTTTCTTTTTAGAACATAATATAAAATCCCTTTAAATCCAATTACTTTGAGGAGTTTTATATGCCAAAACAAACAACCTTTAAGACCGAGATTATAAAGTTAGGCAAGAGCTCAATTTTAAACAATAGAGAGATTGCCAGAATCGTAGGATGCTCAGAAAGAACTGTGAGCAAATATGCAGGTTCATTTGCTGATAGATGTAAATTTAAAACTACATCTGACGGCGACCCATTTGAAATTCAAAAAACTATTCTATTACCAGACATTCATTATCCACATTATGATTTAAAAGTCATGGACGCTGTTGGAGAGTTTATGGTAGATTATGATCCAGATGAAATTGTCTATATGGGAGATCAATTATCTTTAGATTGTATATCTGGATGGAATAGGAAGAAACCTCTTTTAAAAGAAGGACAAAGATTAATAAGAGATTTTAATAATTTTGACAAAGACGTTTTACAAGTTCATGAGAGAATTACAAGACCTGAAACTCGAAGAACTTTCATGACAGGTAATCATGAACAAAGGATTCAGTGGTATATTGAAGAACATCCAGAGCTTGAGGAAATGATTGAGATTGACAGAAATCTCAAACTACAAGATAGGGGTTACAAATTAATTCCTTTCAACGCAATTTATAAGATTGGAAAACTAAGTGTTATACATGGATACTATTGGAATAAATATCATGCAACAAAAACACTCGAAGCATTTGAAGGAAATGTTGTTTACGCTCATGTTCATAATCCTCAAATGTATGCTAAGGTTTCTCCAGTTGACCGTAGAGGTTATCATACTGCTACAGCACTTCCCTGCCTATGTAACATCAAACCTGATTATAAAAAGAATGCTCCAAACTTTTGGATCAATGGGTTCGGTGTTGTTGAGCATCTGCCTGCTACTGGATATTTCAATATTTATATGATTATAATTATTGATGGATCGTTTATGTGGAATGGTACATATTACGGAAAAACTATCTAGGCAAAAAAAGTGGAGGGGTCATCATTACCAGGACAGGCTGCCGAGATGACCTCTCAGGCTGTGGCCCCACTGGCGTATGCCCCCACTTTCCACCTGCCCGCCTACATCCTAAAAGGGATGAATTAACGGCCAGGATTTTTCGAGCAGTATAAGCTCGGGCTCATAACCTCGTATGATCCCGGCGGGACATAAGGTAAACTCACTTATGCCCCCACAGGATGATTCTTATTCGGCAGTTATGGTTATGGTACTGTTCGTTTTTCGTTTTCCGGGCAGGATGATCTTTATTTGCTCACCCCTTAAAGGGTTGGTGATGATGATGGTCTTTTGTCCCTTCGAATCATCACTGGTGCTTGGGTAATAGATTACCAAGTCTTGCGACTTTATGTCATAGGGAAGGCGAGGGTGGATATCCTTGGGAGCCTGTCCCACCAGAAAGTTGGGGAGCTGTACAACTCGAAATGCCCCAACCTTGATCGACTCCTTATTAATGTCATTCGGCACCAAGTCTTCTTCGATCTCTTCATTGAGAGGACCCATCACTCTGTTGCACAATTGGCAGGTACCCTTAACGGACTTAACCTCGGTGATCGGAAGGCCATGATTTGCGGCGCACCCGTCACAATATATAATGACTTTCTTAGGCATTAACAACCTCCTTTCCAGTCGTTCTGACTCGTGTCATTTCTTCCATGACGTCCGGTTCGCTGAATTTGATCTGGTACAACTCGCTAGGAGCCCAGCCATTGGTGCCGAGCAGTTTGACAGCGTTTGATATTTTGTTGGAGTGAAATCTCCTGAGGATGGTTGCTCCGCTTAAATGGATTGCGCGCAGGAACCAATACTTTATGGGATGAAGTTCATAACAGACTTCACATATATACCCTTCGGTAATCTGTCTGCAGTATGTACTATCAATTGTCATTCCGCATTTTTCACAAGTACTTCTATAAAATTTTCCACTCATTTAGCACCTCCAAGTGTTAATGATTTTGGGAAACGATAATAGTTCATTTCCCTTAGTCATTAATATATATAGCAAGAACATACATATATAGGTATTTCTACATCAATCCTACAGACTCTAAAATACAAAAATGAGGTCTTAGTCTGTGACCTGTAAAGGAGATAATACAATGACATACCAAGACAAATTCGTAGCTGAAGTAAAAGTAAACGGCCATATCCTCAGAGTAAAAGATGGGGCGGTCTACCTTCCATTTGGGTGTGAATACACTCTCTATCTCAAAAACCTCAATTCCAAAAGAGCTTCCGTAAATGTTTCAATTGATGGTGAAGATGTGCTTGATAACAATTCGTTACTTCTCGATGCAAATGCTTCAACTGAATTACAGGGATTTCTTCGTAGGAATGTTGCTCGCAATCGTTTTCGATTCATTAACAAGACAAAAGAGATTGCCGAGCACAGAGGTGATAAAGCAGATGATGGAATGATTCGTATTGAGTTTGCTTATGAGAAACCACAACCTGAACCATGGATCAAAAAGACTATTGACGAAGTTCATCACTATCATCACAATGAACCAATGAAATGGACTTATTACAATACTCCTGATTGGAATTTATCAAGAGGTATTCAAACAGGTGATCAAACTATGTATAGTTCCAATGTAGCAGCCACAGCGTCTGGTCCATCTGGAATGTCACCTCAAAGCATTCCAGAAAGTAATGTGACAATGGATTCATTAGGAGTTCAACCAGATGCAGATGAGGGAATTACTGTTAAAGGTTCAGAGGTTCATCAATCATTTAGATATTCATCAATTGGTGAATTAGAAGACTCTGCTGTTATTATTATTAATTTAAAAGGTTTAACTGTTCAAACTAATAAACCTATACAACAGGCAGTTACTGTTAAAACAAAAACTGAGTGTCCAACATGTGGTAGTAAGTCATCTTCTGCCGCAAAGTATTGTGCTAAGTGTGGCACATTTCTCGAGTAATAATTAGAACAAAAAAACGTAGATATATCTATATGAACATCGAGGGCGATGGATACTTGATGTAACGATAAAGCTCGTTACTCCCCATCGCCCTCTTATTTTACGTCGGTGTGATTTCATCCTTCGGGCTCGCTATTATCTTATATCTGGTGTTCCCATATACCGCCACATGCCCGTTGAGCATATTCTTTATTAGTGGCGTTATTCGGTTGACGTGCCGGTATAACGAATCGTAAAAGATCTGTTCTGGAATGCCCTCCCAAGCTTCTCCACCTATTGAGATTTCAAATTTAAATTTCATCAGCACCTCCAAGTATTAGATTTTGAAAATTCCCCTCTAGTTATTAATATATATAGTTCCAAACCCCATACCTAATAAGAACAAAATATAAAGTGTATCGTCAATTATTTGAAAAGGGACTTTAAAAACCATGAGCGATAAAAAGATTAAAACTACAGAGATTGAAATTAGAGATTTCTATGGAGATAAATGCCTTAGCGATTCCGTTAATCGTGACGGAGGAGTTAGAGGAAAACCCGAAGGATATGTTGAAATATATGAAGAAGATGAAAATGGTAAAAGACAACTTGTTGGAAAACACAATCTAGTATTGTATCAAGGAAGAGAACAACTTGCGCAAAGAATGATGAACTTCGAAAATCCATTAGTTACATCTACTAAAGACGAATTTGTAACATGGTTTGGTCTGGGCGACGGGGGTGTTCTACCTGCGGATCCTCTTGATCCGATACCACCTATTTTAACAGATACTGATTTATATTCATTAGCTATGATTAATGCTACTGATTCATCTAGTTCAGATATTTGGACTATTACAGATGCTGATCATCCAGAAGTGGGAAGTTATAAACATCCATTTGATTCAGTTGAATTTGAAACAGATGCAATGAATGATGATAGTTATTTAGTTGTAAAGATAACTACTGTTATTGGAGTTAATGATGCAAATAATTATCAATTAAGTGAAGCAGGATTATATTCAGCGGAATCCTCAGCGGGAGGTTACGGACTAAACGGAAGTGAAAACTTTACATTGTTTTCCCGTGTAACATTCCCATCACTTATTAAGACTTCAGATAGACGATTGATTTTCAGGTGGTTCTTATACGTCTAATAGAAAGGAAGCTAAACTTGTAGAGAAGAAATTATTCTAGAGAGAATATAACAGGAGGAATTTGAGCTATGCCTCAAAATGTATCACCAGGTGTATACACCAAAATTATAGACCTTTCTACATTCGTACAAGCCGTACCATCTACAATCGGTTTTATGTGTGGACTAACAGAGAAAGGAGAAGACAACAAATTAAGATTTATCGGTTCTAGAGCTGACTTTATTGCGGAGTTTGGCGAACCTGACATTGTAACTTATGGAAAAAATTACGGGCAAGGACCATATAATGCGTATAACTATTTAGGAGAATCCGGAGCTTTATATTGGATTCGAGTAATGCCGGATAACGCACTATATGCAAACATGATGCTTAATGCTACCCTTGCGGCTACAGATACAACAGCTTCTATCTCAATTACTTTTGAAGATAGTCTAGATGACGAAGCTTCAATTCAAACAGCGTTGGTTTCCACACCTCCAGTTTATCCCGTTTGTGTTTTATATCCAATCGGAAGGGGGCAATGGTATAACAACATTGGAGTTAGAATTACAGAGGCTGCTAACCCAACCCTTTGGGACACTTACATAATGGATATCTATGAAAGACAATCTGATGGAGAAGATGAAATTGTTGAATCATTTGAAATTTCATTTGATCCTACTGCAAGAGATACTGCAGGTAGTTCAATTTGGATTGTTGATATTCTAAACACATATTCAGCAGTTTTAAGAGCTGAAATGGAATTAGTATCTGGAGCATTATCAGATGGTTATCAACAAGCTGTAAGAGTTTATGACCAAGACATTGGTACAGTTTCAACGACTTTAACTGATGGTGCTGCAACAATTACAGACACAAAGCAGGACTTCACAGATTGGGATACAGATCCTGAAACTGGAAGTGCTAACTATGTTGTTGTTGCTAAAGATGCTAAAGGTGTTGAAATTTGGGGTTGGATGGGAGCAACGAGTGGTGTTGACTCAGAAACAGTTAATGTATTCAATGAAAGAGTTTTAACTGCTGCGGCTCAAAGTTGGAATGGAAATACAAGTGATTTTGATCCTACTTCGCAGATTGAATACAGAATCAAAAAATCTTACAATTCGTTTGCTGAACCGTTTACAACTTCAGAACCAGTTCCATTGAGAAAAGGAAGTGATGGAGATTTACTTGATGCATCTGGCAATTTAGAGACAGCTGAAGCTACAACACTTCTGGGTCAAGGTTATGCCGGAATCATTGATGATGATGTTTTAGACACTGAAAATATTTACTTCTCAATGGTATTTGATTGTGGTTATCCAACTGATGTTAAAACATCAATCAGTACATTAGTTCAAACAAGACGTGACTCTGTGGGTATTCTAGACAATGGAGATAATGCAACAGTTTCAGCAGCTCTTTCAACTAGAAATAATACTCATACATTCAATACTTATTTCTTAGCACTTTATGAGTCATATAATAAAGTGTTCGATTTATTTACTGGACAAGATATATGGTTCTCACCAGTTTATCATATGTCTTATATCCTTCCAAGAAATGATAATGTTGCAGAAATTTGGTTTGCGGCTGCTGGATTCAACAGAGCTTCAATTGATACAATTAAAGAACTGAGATACAATCCACGTCTTGGTGAAAGAGATCAACTATATCTCAAACAACTAAACCCAATTGTGAAGTTTAATCCTGGTTATGTTGTTTGGGGACAGTTAACAACACAAGCAAGAGCAAGTGCACTTCAAGACTTAAATATTGTCAGACTTGTTCTGTATGTTAAGAGAGCATTTGAAGAGTTCTGTCGGTTCTTTATTTTTGAACAAAACGATGAAATTACATGGTCACAGGTCGCAACTAATTTAGTTGACTTCCTAGAAGTAATTAAAAACAAACGTGGTCTATATTCATATTCAGTTGATGTTGGTGCTACTGACTATGAAAGAAGAACAAAAAGATTCCACGTTAATGTAACCCTAGAACCAACTAGAGTTGTTGAACAAATCGAATTGAACTTCTTCATTAAGTAAGCAAAAAAATGAAGGCGGTCTGGGAAAGGTTAAAAACCCAGACCGCCTTCGTTCCGTTATTCACCTCAATCAAGGTGAGAGTGGCATACCCAACGGAACAACTGATAGTGAATGTTTCATAGAACCATCGAATAGTTTGGTTGTATAGACATTATAGATAAGGACATGTTTCTGCTTATCATAAGCCCTTGAGATTTTCATGTTTTTGGTTCCGATGGATTTACTCAAACTGGCAATGTTATGATTTGTCTTTTTGTTTATGACCTGTTTCCCGTCTTTATCAACAGGGATTTTGCCAGTGAGACGACAAGCGATTGAAACGTTGCTTGGATCTGAGAATTGAAACCCAGTCCCAATTATATGTGCTACATAGATGCTAACAAATGGATTGTCGGGATCATCAATCCGCAAGGTTTCAAGATCATAATCATTGGGGCCGATTCTATCAATGGCCTCAAATTTGTCAATTCGAACTGCTTTTGGTCCTCCGAATGAGATTGCCGGAATGAGAATTAATGCCGTTATGATTAAAATTTTTTTGATCATGTGAGATTCTCCTTTATCTTTTTAACTGCATCGGTGTGTTCTAAAACTGATTCGACTGCCTTAACCGCTTCATCCATAACATGTTGCTGATACATAGGAACCAGATTGATGATTATGAAGTTCATCCTCAGAACATCCTGCCCTCTCACATATACATGTCTTCCTTTTTTCCATCTTTTAAGAAAGGTTTCATACTCCTCTCTATCTCTTTTGACGGGGTTATCGACAGACTTTATAATGAGTCCGAGCTGTCCCATTATATGAAGATAATACATACATGTGTGAGGGTTTATGAGAGGATTGTTTAGAATTGAAAATATGGGAGTTGCTTTGACAGCTTCAGAGATGATGACCAACTGCCTCAAATTAACGTCCTCATGATCAAATATTCCAGCAGCCTCTCTCATTTTAAGATGATTTGTAATTTCAAAATTTGGAGGAGCAGCTACGACTTCGACCATCAAATATTCTTTGACTGAGGTATTCATATCACGGTGATCTTCTGGATCATCATCATTCATATTTCCAACCCTCGGCTCAGGTGCAGGAGGCGGTTTTAACTTACTGTCTTTGTAAAATGTTTCGAGTATTTTATTAATGAAATCCATAATATTATAATCCTATCGGGCAACTAGTTCGGTTCTTTCTTAATTTAGATCTAAAGGATTTGAATGTTTGAGAGCGATTCCAGATATAGCTTATATCCTGTGTGTCATTTATTTGAATTTCCCAAGAATCCTCTGCAAAACTACATGGTTTCATCTTCATATCAGGGGTGATATATCCAGACATTCTACCACCTTCACAAGTATCAATACCAAGCGATTGTAATTCATTTGGTGTAGTTCTCTGAAGAATATGATTAACAAGGCAAGAGTCCATACCAACTTTAAACTTAGCTTTTGAATTGAAAATTAAATCAGAGAAAACATCGAATTGATATTTGGTTGGTGTCATACCTGGAGTATTCGCACCTGCTCCGGCAGCCTTAAACAGGAGAAATATGACTGCATTTAATCTGTCAACATCAACGAGAGATCCGTGATGTTTATATTTTGGATCCCAAGGGTCACTTCCATGTAATATTTTAATACAATCGGGAAAGTTTCCATTGGAAAAAATGAAGTGAATATTTGTTTTAATCCCAGAATCCATTAATCTTTTTATAGATGAATAGGTTTCATCCTGCCTATATTCACTTACTGCGACTGCACCACACATCTTTGATATTTCAATTTGCTTATCGGTTAGATTGAACCCGCTTGTTGTATAGTTGGGAATCACATTATTATCTCTTGCATATTCAACAATTTCTTTGAAGTTTTCATGCAGATTTGGATCCCCACGTCCACCGAGAGCAACTTGACTTGTATGATGCTTGACTTGGTCTATAATAGATTTGAAATCGTTCAATGACATATTCGGGCGAGTCTCGTGTCCTTGGTAACAGAAAGCACATTTGTTTTCACACCTCCCCATTATTCCGATATCTAATAATGAGGGAAGCTCTAAGCGAAATGGATCTGCTTTTCCATTGACTCCCCTCATTACCTCGAAACCGGTTGAAGTATCAAAGTAGATTTCGTAGTCTTCATTCCGGAAGATTTTAGTTGTCGAGTTCATCATCCGGAAGAATGATATCATCTATGGTACTGGAAACTTCATCATCATTGATAGTACACTCCCATCGTGTCCAAAGATTAAACCTGTGAAAAATCCGGTTTGTGACGAGAATGAAAGCAACGATGAATAAGGCACCTTTATTGAGGAGTAGGATACCGGCCAGGATCATAGCCCCTGCTACGCATGATGTTGTTTCCTTGTCCTCATCTTTGTCCCACCACTGGTTCATTTTTCGGATAACCGAAATAATCTTACATACAATTTTGTCGAACATGTTGCCACTCTCCTTTCAATTAGAGTTTTTCAAATTCTTCCGTTTTGGGTTGTTCTTCTTTTGCAGGAACCAGTAGTTCTGTTGGAGAACTTTCTTCTGGTTTTTCTTCCTTAATTTTTTCCTGCGGCAATTCAGCAACGTCTTCAAGAGGTGGTTCATCCTGTTTTGGTTCCTGATCCAATTGTAGTTGTTCTTTAGCGTTCTCGATGATTTCTTGAACCGCTTCAGAATCTTTAACTTCAATGATGGTCTCTTTAGCCTTGATTAAAATCTGTTGAACGGTTTTATTGCTTTTAACTTTATCAACAATTTCAATCTCGTTTTCATCATCATCAGAGAATAAAAGATTATAAACGACGACTGCAAAAATAATAGTTCCTATACCAAAACCGCTTGAACTTTTGCCCATAGTCCGTCCTCCTTTTACTGTTTCATCATACCCATACATCTTATAAAAAAAGCACCTGCAAGACTGAAGAATATAACTGCGATAAAACCAAAACAAATTGTTTCAAAAGTATTTTTCCAAATCCTCAACATATTATTCCACTTTCTTTTATCATCACATTTTTGTGAACACATTACTTTAACTACGCATTTTCTACATGGATTTAGCAACATGTAAAAATCTCCTTTCAGTTATTAATATATATAGATTGAGGAACTTTTAATTGTGGTAAAAATCTAGAACAAAATATAAAATTGTGCTGGGTGTATTATGACACTATTGAGCAAGAATCAATTCTACAGTGGAAAGGAAGATTTTGCAATTGATTCATTTCCTACACCACAAAAGAAAAAAAGAAAACAAATACTTAGAACCGTTTATCCAGAACAAAAGATCGAAGGTCCGGTAAAGCGAAGAGCTATGATCGACCTGGATGGTACTATTCATAAATACTCTAAAGGGTATAAGGACGGAACTATCTATGACACACCTTTTGTTGGAGCTAAACAAGTTATTGACCTGTTAAGAAAGAATGGTTTTGAAATAGTTATATTTACAAGTAGAGCTTCTAAGGGAAATGCTGATGAACTTGGTGGCGATTACAAGGATCAAATTAAACAAGTCGCAGATTGGTTAGACAAGAACGATATTTATTATGATAGAATTACAGCAGATAAACTTTCAGCGGATTTTTATATTGATGACAAAGCGATACACATCCCGAATGGTGATTGGAATGTGGTTATGAATGTTATCAAAAAGCGTATTAAGTATAAGTTGTCTTAAGACAACAAGGAGGAAATTTCGATGGCCGCTAGAACATCATTCGCAAATACAAAAAGCAATATTTTTAGTAGAAAATTTGGCGGAACTAATGTTGGAGTCGCTGATCCATATGTAACTGGATATCACTTCATCTATTTTGATAAACTACCAAATGGTTTAATCGGTGCATTACGAGCTTACAAAGGAGTTAGTGGGGGCGCAATGGATCTAACTGACGTCAAAAATGTATTGGCTGCTTCATGCCTTTCTGTAACACCACCAGGTGGTACTCTCAATAAGGTGGAATACACCGGACTTGGTGGAGTGAAGTGGGCAGTTCCTGGAAATATTGATTACGGAAATACCGTATCAGTAAAATTCTTTGAGTTTAATAAAACTCCAATCCTAGATATTATGCATGGTTGGGTTAAGATGATAAGAGACTATAGAACAGGAGCAACTGATCTAATTGATGGAGATCCTAATGGTGAGGGATATACTAAATCAACATATGCCGGTCTTATGTATTACTGGACTACAGCTCCTGATGGAGTAACAGTAGAATATTATGCATGTTATGATGGAGTATTTCCATCTAAAGACCCACAGGATCTCTTTACAAGTGATGTAGAAACTGTTGGTCGACTTGATGTAGAGATTGAATTTAACGTTGACTATGCTTGGCATGAGGAATGGGTATTAACTAAATGCAGAGGTTTTGCTAATAGTATCTTCAAAGATTCTAAAACAGCTGTTCAAGGATACGGTACTACAGTTGGTACCGGTGCCTCTGGACTTTAATAGGAACTAACTATGAGAGATCTTAGAATATTTTCATTTTATTTAGTCCGTGAGTCTGATTTAAGTAAACCGGCTAAACTTCAATTACTTAATTATTTGAGAGATGCAAGTGATGCACAAGTAAAGTTATTTGTCGCCACTGGAGAAGTAGGACAGGTATCCAAGATTGATGAATCAAAATTGGATAAGATTGTTTTAGAAGTTGCTCCACTGGCTGCTGTGATTGCTCAAGATTTGGTATTCAATAAAGCAGTCAATAAAGCATCACAAGCGTATAGTTATTGGTTTGGTCAGGCTGCTAAAGCATGTGCTGACAAAGTCGGACCTGAAAAGAAGTTATGTAAGAAGAGATTTGTTCTAAGATCTTATCATGAAAAGTTAAGGGCGCTTCGAGCTGAAGCTCCAAAATGTGCTCAAACTGATAAGCCAGAAAAATGTAGACAAAGATTTATCGAAAAACTAAAACATATTGAAAAGCAAATAGCAAGAGTTCGTACCAAATACTAAGGGGGTTGTTATGGATCAATTAAGAATTACTGCTGCATATTGTATTAAAGAGTCCAAATTGACAAAAGCAGCTAAGTTACAATTAATGAACTTCCTAGAAAATGAAGCTAGTGATGCTCAAGTAATGGCTCTAATTCTAGATGGAAAAGTTCAAGTATTAGATGAGATGGCAGAAGAGATCGTCAATGATAGATGGGATTCAAAACTGTTAGAGATAGGTCCTTCTGTAGAAAGAATGATAAAAATCATATTATCAAATAAATAGATTTGAAAGTAAGGAGATAGATCATGACGTTCAAAAGTTTTAACATAAAATATCCGGAGTATGAGGTTATCACACCTCAAACAAATTTGTCGTTCACTGTAAGAAGTTTAAATGTTCAAGAAGAAGAAGCATTAAAAGGAAGTCTCGTTACACCTCAGAAGATTGCCGAGCATTTAAATAAATGCATTTTTGATTCCATGGTTCAAAGACCGAAAACAATTAACTCACTAGATGAGTTTCATAAGAATGTAACTTTAAAAGATAGAGATGCATTACTTTATGGACTATACCACATTACATATGAAGACATTAGAAATTATGAAGTAAAATGTACTTCATGCAATCATCAATTTCCAGTCACAGTAAAAGCATCTGAAACTTTTAACTTCAATCCATATGAGGGAAAAAATGTATTAAGAGAAAGAGTTAGAGTTCCATTGCCTGGTTCACCTGGAGTATTTGCATTTGTGAAACAACCAACATTATTTGATGAACTATCAAATATGAAAAGTTTAATGAGTCGACCAGGTAGCACACTTGAATTAATTACTGAAACTCTCATAATTGAAAGCTTTGAACAAGACGTGGAAGACAGAGCAGAATCTGTTGTATATACAGATAGAGTTGATGTTGTTGATGCATATTTAACATTGCCTGCAAAAGACAAGAGAGAAATATACAAGAAGTATAACGAAGCTTTTGGTAAATATGGTATTGAACTTAAAATGAAAAACTACTGTACATCTTGTGGTCATGAAGATATTTTCGATATTGATTTAGTCGAAAACTTTTTTCGTTCATTATATGCAGCAGAATAGTGTAGAGGATTACAGGAAATCTCTCGCTGCAGACATATATACCTGTATGGAATTGAGTGGACAGTCATTCGTTGATGTAGCAAATATGCCTGTTAAAAAATTCTATGATTACATGAAGTGGAAGACTGATCTTGAAGAAGAAAAACAAAAACGTATAGATGAGGAGAGTAAAAAACAAAGTGGCAAATCTTTTAGATAGATTTAATAAAACAGTTGTTGGTGCTGATGATAAGGATGCTGATTATCAGTCTAAAATTGTTACCTCTGGTGACTTCAAAAGGATAACAGATATTGAAGTCATACTGTCTTCTTGGACAAATATTTTAGTCACGCCAAAAAGAACATATCAATACGATCCTGAATACGGAAGCGATCTATACAAATTAGTTTTTGAACCTGCTGATGAAGCAACCGAAGAGCAAATTATACAAGAAACAATTGAAACCCTAAGAACATATGATCCAAGAGCAATAGTTCAAAATGTTGATGTAACATTTATACCCAGCAGAAAAGGATTTAATGTAGCAATTGAAATTGAATATAAAGGGGATGATACACAATTACAAGTTGTGATTGATGAAAATGTTTACTTTAAATTTTTAGAGGTGCCTGAGATTGGAGAAATTACAACATGATAGATTATGATAGAAATATAATTACAGAGTCAGCAAGAGAATATCTTACTGATTTTGTTTTAACGGAAGACAATCTTAAGAAACAGCTCACATTTAAAGAGCATGTTGAGTTATATAATAAAGTTCAAAATTTAAATTATAAAGATGTCGTATCATTTTTCTCCGAGGATGTTACAGCGTTTGAAGGTAAGTTTGGAACATTTTTAAAATATGGATTTGCCGCAATCGCTGGAGCTGCATTGGGTTTAAAAGCTAAAGGTTTAAAAACAGGAGTTTTAGCTGGACCGCCTTTAGGAATGTTTGCTCTTTATATCTATAGAAAATTAAAAGATCCTTGTGAGAGACAATGCTTTAAAAAACTTCCAATGTCAACAAAGAGATCCATTTGTAAAGCCGAATGCGAAGTTGATGCTGCGAGGAAGGTTGTTCAGGATATAAGAACAGAAATTTCCAAGTGTCGTCAATTTCTTAATCCAAAAAAATGTGAAAAGAAATTAATGAAAGAATATATTAAGTGGACCAATCGGATGAAAAAAGCATTAATTAAATTGAGAAAAATACGAGTTGGTCAAGTTGAACGAGTAAGAAAAACAAGAGGTAAAGAATTAGCAAAAAGAGCAAATCAATTAGCAGCTGGTTTGCAATATGCTGTTGGTCCAGATCAAATGATGAAAATAATTTCTGAAAATGAAAAATTAAGAAACAGTCTTTCATTTGAAAAACATTTAATCCTTTATAACGAGGCAAGGAAACTATAATGTCAATACAAAAATATGTTAGATTATATGATTATGTGCATGAATATCAGAATCTTGTGTATGATTTCTATGCAGAGCATATGGTTAGATTTCTTGTAACGTATTACAATATAAATACTGAAGAAACCATTTGGGAAAATACTGATGTATTTGGTGGACCATATGAATGGACTGGTAATTTATCAGGAATAAAACGAAACAAAATTTTAATGTTACCTGTTTATTTTATAGAAGAAGTTACGACTGCTTTCGATGGAGCAGAGGAAGGTTACAATAAAGATAATGAAACAACTTTTGTTTTTCCAAGCACACATGGGTTTACTCCATTCCCACAAGATATAATAAAATTGGAGCAAGAATATTTAAGACCGACTAATGATGTATATCCAATATTTGTTGTTAAAGGTGTTGAGATTTCAGCAAACACTGATAAGAGATATTGGAAACTTAAAGTAGAAGTTTTTCAAAGCGAAACACTACAATCAGTTGATGATCAAGTGATTGATACTTTTGCTTATGTTGAATATGACAAACAAATTCACACGATAGACGATGCTGAATTTATGGCCAGGTTGTTAGTTAAAGATGAACATTTAAGAGAACGTCTTAATGATAACCTGTTTGATGATAGGGCGGGATTCTATTTTACACAGAGACAACCTACAGCATGCTAAGGAGATAGAGGATGGCAGAAGAAACTCTTTCGAGTCAAATATATTTATCTAGGGATTCAACTCGAGTACAAATAAGTGATAGAGCTAAGGCATATTTAGAACTACAAAATGTAGATCTTGCAAAATCATCATTCCTTAGTTTTATGATTGATACCTTATCGACATTAACAAGTAACCTTTTATTTTATCAACTATCGTCATATCGAGAATTCTTTTTAGTTAGAGCTCAACTCCCTGAATCTATTTTAAACTTAGCTTCATTTTTGGGTTATAATACTTTAGAAGCAACTCCTGCCGACGTTAATGTTTTAATGACAGTTCCATTTGGATTTGATGATCCCATTGCTCAATTTGAAATTCCATCAGGATTTGAATTTAAAGCTGATGGAGAAGTAGTTTTTAGAACTACAAGTTCTTTTTTCGTTCAAGTTTTAAACAATGCAAATGTTACTATTGTGATGATCGACGAAGATAATAGACGTTTTAATCTACCAGTTTCATTAGCTACAGAAGAGTTTTCTTTTGTTTTACCACTCAAGCAAATTACTGAAGTGACTCAAGAAACTCAAATTGACTCGGATTTACAAGAGTATCAGTTTACAACAATTGATATTCCGATATCTGGCCAAGTAGCAGAAATGGAAGTTACTATCAGAGAACCAGGTGGAGCTGGATTTACCACATGGACAGAATTTAACAGTTTGTTTTTAATGGATGAAACTGATAAAGGATATGTTTCAAGAAGAACAGATACAGGGCGTAGAATAAGTTTTGGAAATGGTTTAATTGGAGTTCAACCAACAGCCGGTTCAACTGTTGTCACAACTACCGAGGTAACTGAAGGAGCTGATGGAAATGTTATTGCTGGTTCTATACGAACAGGCGATAGAATCTATCTAACTACTTTAGCAGGACTTACTCAAATTGTAAATTATACTGTTGTTAATACATCTCCTGCTTTTAATGGTGACGATGAAGAATCATTAGAGGAAATTAGAAGAAATGCCATTGCATCAATTAGATCATTAGAAAGACTTGTTACTGAACAGGACTACAAAGATATTAATGTTATTGTTCCAACTGCACCAATCGCTCAAAATTCATTACCGGTGTTAAAGAGATCAGATTTACAAGTCAATGAAATAGCTTTATTTAGTGGTATTCTTTTTGGAAGTGGAACTGAAGAGGTTGATCAATTAGTACCAATGAGAAATGCTGTATTTACAGAAGCATATGGGACTACAACAATACCAAGAGACACTATAATTACAATAGGAGATTATGATTACAGAACTCTTTTTGAACTTCGTTTAGTTGAGTTAAATTCAATTGGAAACTATGAGTATATTATTTTTGAAGTAGAATTACTTCCAGCTCTTGAAACCAGTTATCCTATTGATTATGACATTTATTCTGATCTACTTGAAATCATAAGAGATGATACAGAAGGCATTTTCAAACTTTATTATAAGTCGACTGAATCAGATGCCGATTTAACATCATGCAAGATGGTAATTGAGTCAAGCGGCTCTGTAAAGAATATGACCACTGATTCAACAGGTGGATATTATATTTACACATTTGATCCTTATACTGATATTCCTGGTGGTGAACAAACATATAATTTTACAATATACGATCCAAGCAATAATCCAGTTGCAGTCTATTCAAACAAAGTAACATTTAGAGAAGACCTGAGAAACTTTATGAGATCTAATGCTAAGTGGTCAGATAGTACATCTATAACGGTATATGATGTTCCTGTGATATTAGATTCTTATTATCAAGGGATTGATCAAAGAGCATTTGAGTTACAAATAATGCAAACTTTAATTAGTTCACTTGATTTAAGCGATACAAGAATGCTTACAGATTTTACCAACATTAAATTTACAAGCACACATGGTGAACTACAAAATATGCTTCTCAATGAACCGACTTTATCCTCAGTGATTGATATTCTAGAAACTGAACCTTTGGTATGCGATGTGGATGATAGGTATATTATCAAGAGTTCTGATCCAAATGTATGTTTAACTGGATCAGGAGAAAACATAGATAATATTATTAGATGTATTGATTCAACTGGTCCTGTTTTTACATACGAGGAACCAATTGGTGATGCTATTGTTTACGTTGATAACTTAGCAGCAAAATACATTTATTCTGATAGAGGATGGATCCCATTACCGATTTATAATATTCCACTGACAATTGAGGTTGAAGTATTTAGGGAATCAACATACAGTGGAACCCTTACAGCGATAATAGAATCGGTGCGTGAAGCATTATATGAAGCGTTCAGCGACAGGTTCGGTACAAATGCTCAGATTTATCGTTCAGAAATTATTGATGTTGTTCAAGAAGTGGATGGTGTTGATCACTGTAGATTACGACAACCTGAAACAAGTATTTTCTTTAACTTTGAATTGATAGATTTAACAGAAGAAGAGTTATTAAGATATGGCCCAGAATATATATTCT